CTCACAACGGCTCGCTTATGAGCTTAGAGGCGACGCCAGCCGGGCAAGTCATCATCCGTTATGTACAACCGCGCCCTAGCCTGTGGCAATGGGGCGTTGCTCCAGGCACCGTACTGTTTTCTGGACGCTGGATAAACCGCGACCAGCTAGTCGGTACCGCGCACGTTTTTGGCTGTGGTCCTATTCCGTATGAAGTCAGCGGCGGAGTGATGCCGGATCAATCGATGGTATTGACTGGTGCAGCGCCAATCGTAGCTATCTGGCCGTTCTGTGGAGTGGTTGGTTGGACCAATGCCAGCGATAACGCGGTATTAGTTTTTTATCCAACCCATCAATGAAAGCCTATTTCCAAATGAGCAAATTACTAATCACCATCACTTGCGTGATACTAACACTAACAACCGCCGCGCTAGCGCGCGACCGCGCTGTTATGCCGCGTGAGCTAATAGGTGGATGGTGCTTGGAGGAGCCACAAGGTTCAGATCCTGAATTTGAACTCTACAGGCGTGCCGAGTTACAGGGCAATTGTAAGACAAACTGGTTGCATATCAACTCCGATAGCTATGTTGATCAAGGCAGCAACCGCGGTCCAATAGCTTCCTGCAAAATCGCGATCATCCGCCGCGTCGCCCAACACTACACTGTCACATCGCAATGCGCAATGAACGTAGATGGCTTGCGCTGGCAAGAGAAGAAAACGATGCATATCCACGAAGGGATATTGATCGTTGAGGTTATTGAAATAAGGACAGAACCAGAGAAGGACGACTAATGAAAACAATAATCGCTCTCGCCACGCTCGCGCTCAACATTACCTCCGCCACTGCGGAGCAAACGGTGCTGCGTGACGGGCACGGCCGCACTGTTGGAATGGCCGCTGACACAGGCCAAGGTACAACTGTGCTCCGCGATCCCAACGGCCGCACTGTAGGCACAGCCACAACTGACCGGAGCGGTACCACAACGTTCCGCGACGCGAGCGGCCACACTGTAGCTACATCCTCAAAGGTGAAGGAAAGGACAAAGTAAATGGCTCAGAATACCATCGGCGGAGCGATGAAAAGACAGTTAGACGAAAACTTTACTTTTTTTCAGGATACGAGTATAATCCACCACAGCGTACAATGGAGCCTGGTTATGGCAAAGCTAAAGCTGAAACGAAACGACTTGGTGAAATATTCTGCTGCGGAAGAAGCACTCTTTGAGATCCTCAGATCGCACAGAGGCAGCAAACCTTTAGATACGGAAGAGTTAGCCAAAAAATACTATGCTGGTGATGTGCCAATTAACGGCCGCACCATCATCAGCGGCAGAATTGATAAACTTATCAAGAAGACGCGATGGAACAAGGAAACATTCAAGGTTTGTCGCTCGCCAAGGTCCGGACCCATCTCCACTACAGTGTGGATTGAGCACAGCGCTTGACAACATATACCGGCAAGCTACTGCCCTATCCGCACCAAAGCGAGGCGCTAGAACGTTTGCATGGAATGCGGATGTTCGCGCTATACATGTTCATGCGCACCGGAAAGACTAAAGTTGTATTGGATAATTTTGGCCAACTGGAGGAGGCGGACCAGATCGATGATATGTTGGTCATCGCTCCCAATGGCGTTTATCATACCTGGGAAACAGCTATCGCGGACCACGTTGAAGATCAGTTGTTAGAACGGCTGACGATATTCACATGGGACTCAGGATCTTCTAATACCAAGCGCGCGATTGCTGCCAAGAAGAATTTTTTGGAAATGAACAGCGGAAGCCCGCGCATTGCTTTGATGAATGTTGAGGCGCTTTCTTCTGTCGAAAGGGCGCGGGATTTTTGCCGACAATTCCTGCGCGACCGCTCACGCGCGATGATCGTTATTGATGAATGTTTTATCGGAGATACTAAGATCAAGACGTTGCGAGGGCACATTCCGATCAAGGATGTGATACTGGGCGAGCCTGTTTTTTCATCTCAAGGCATCAGCCGAGTTTCAAAGATACTAAAGAAGCGCAGCAACGTTCTAGTCAAGTTGACATTGTCAAATGGCACGCAAATTAGGGTAACGCCTAATCATCCGTTCTTTACTGATATTGGATGGGTGTGTGCAGGCAATCTGCAAGGGAGGGTTTTATTTGATGATGAGGCATTGTCAATATTGCGGCAAAATGATACACAAACAAAGATTTTGCGGCACATCCTGCTCAGCGAAATGGCTAATGGAAATAAGAGCGGCGCGCATCTATACCAAGGCCAGATCCGCCAAGATGAGAAGGACCAGGCAGCGCAATGGCCGTCCGCTCCCCAAACCGCAAAAGCTATTGTTGAAGGTATTAGGCCCGCAATGGGAACCGGAATTCGTCATCGCATTGGGAGGGAGGCGGTACGGCTATCCAACCAATTGCAAGATGGACTTAGGCAATCCAAAAATGAAACTGGCAATCGAGTGCGATGGTGGCAATCACAAAAGCCGGTTTGCCAAGGCAAGAGATCAAAAGAAGATAAACCGCGTAGCCAAATTAGGGTGGAAAACGTTACGATTGAAAAATTCACAAGTGCTGTTGATGTGTTCGACCTTGAGCTCGAAGGCACTCCGCACTTTTTTGCGGAAGGAATTCTCACGCATAACTCTACCATCATCAAGAACCGCAAAGCTGCGCGCACTAAGTTCATAAACCGTGTGCTAGCGCCGAGAGCGAGCTACCGCCGCATCTTGTCCGGACTACCCACGCCACGTTCGCCTTTAGATCTGTGGAGCCAATTTGAATTTCTAGATCCGGCCATTCTACGTTGCGCCAACTATTGGATCTTTCAGGCCCGCTATGCGATTGTGCGCCGAGTACACTACAGCCGTTGGGTAGACGAGATTGTTGGCTACCAGAACTTAGATCAGCTACAAAAGCTGATCGAGCCTTACTCCTTCCGCGTCCAGTTTCGCCCCAAAATCCCTTCCACTTTCACAATTCGCGAGGTTGCGCTGACGAGCGAGCAAAAGCGCATCTATACGGAAATGAAAAGATTTGCTACAGCCAAGTTAGAGGAGGCTTCGCACGTAACTGCCACAGTCGTGATAGCGCAAATCCTGAGGCTCCACCAGATCCTCTGCGGCCACACGCTGGACGAAAGCGGCAAGTTACATGAGATCCCTGAAGCCCGCACTTCGGAGCTGTTGGAAATATTAGCTGACTATTCCGGCAAGGCTGTGATATGGTGCTCATACGATTATAGCGTCCGCAAGGTCACCGCCGCCATAGCGAAGGAATATGGTTCCGCGTCCGTGGCACGTTTCTGGGGCGGCAACGCCAACACTCGCGAGAAGGAGGAGCTAGATTTCAGGACCAATCCTGAATGTCGCTTTATGGTCGCGACGCCAGCGGCCGGTGGGCGAGGGCGGACCTGGTTGGAGGCGGATTTGGTGATTTACTTTTCATCAACCAATGATCTTGAGCACCGCGACCAAAGCGAGCAGCGCGTCCAAGGATTGACGAAGGAGCGTCAAGTTGACTACATCGACCTGATTGCTCCAAGCACTATGGAGCCTAAAATATTGGAGGCGCTGCGAAAAAAGATTGATCTAGCCGCAGTGCTGACCGGTGATGAATGGCGCAACTGGGTGGTATAAATGAAAAATCTGCGACAAGTTCTTGCTGGTGACGTTCCCGATGACGTTTGCGAATGGATTGTGGAGTTTCATGCTGAACTTGACGAACGCGATTTGACCCCATTGCAAGCCGTCCGACTGGCAGTAGCACAAATACACCAAGGCCATAGCTGGGTTGTCCAGCACGTTCGCAGCGGGCTCGAGTGGAGCGTTAATCTTGAACGCAATGAGGTTGTTGAAATTGCAACAAAGGAAGAAAAGAGGTTTCGTGATGAAGCATAAAAAAGAATTACCAGGCTCTACCGACCCACGTTTTTGGCATACGTTGTCAGATGCCGAATGGCAGCAGTTCTTCGATAGTAATGGAATTCTTGAGGGGGAACTGTTGGAACGGTTCTGTCGGATTATGGAGATCAATAGTCACCCGAAGAGCTTACAGATTTTAATCTGGGCACCGAATGTTATGACGAAGAGCAACGACGGACGAAAAAAGCGTCAAAAAAAACACAAGGTGTAAGGTCTTTGGCACTAAAAGGGAGGCCTGGTTTGATGTGGCAAAAGATCGATTTGGTTGCGTTGTTGGTGATGACGGTGCTTTTGATCATCATCGCGGCAGAATTCAAAGCGATCGCGAAATACATCTTTGCAGCTTGAAATGGAGGGTGAAATGACGGATACTAAATCGACCATCGGAACTGTTCTTGGAATGAAGAAGACCAATAAGCCAACGTCATCCTTCCCAGTGGTGATGGATGAGTCTCAGCAGCTCGATGAAAGTATCAAGTATGCTATCGCCGCGACCAACCAGTTACGCGAGGAGCTGAGCGCGACCAAGGCCAAGCTGGTGGAGGTGACCAACGCTTACGCGAATTACAAGACAGACGCTACCAACGAGCTGATGACCCAGAAGCATGAGTATGATAGCAAGCTAGCAAACACCCGCGCCGACAACGATGCGCTCCGCAGGCAGATTGCTGAGCTTGGAGCTAAGCTGGAGCATTATGAGCGCATGACCTTTACACTTGAAACAAAGTGTGAGGATTTTGAAAAGTATTTCGCTAACTCCCTTGGCAGTATCTATGACGCGGGGCAACACGTCGCAGTGAGTATGGTATCAACCATCAACAACAATACCACTTCGCTATCGGACGCAGCCCGTCACGTGGCGGACGGGTTAACAAAGCATATCCAACACCAAGTTGAAGATGCACGAGCATTCCTTGCAGATATAAAGGCGAAGGCCGGTCAAGCCGAGTATCGTCCAGTGGCTGCGGCATATAAGCCGAAGGCGGCCAGCGAGAAACTAACGGAAGAGGCTGAGATGGAGCTGGCCAATTGGATTGGCCGCCGCCCAACGATAAAGGCTGAGCATGAGGAGGAGGATGATGCAATACCAAGCTCTGCCACACCCTGACGGAACAGGCTGGTACATAGCGACCGCGGATGTATATGCCTGGGACATTGGCCGCGGTCGCCGGTTCAAAACCTTTGAGGAGGCCAAGACAGAGGCGCTGCTCTGGGAGCGCGAGGATAATGAAGCGAGAGAGGAGCTAGAGGCAAACAAGCGCGCAAAATGATCAAGCCTAAGTTCAATCGCGGCGACAAGGTCAATGTCAGAGACATGAAAGGTCCGCTATCAATTCATTGGCCGATGGTCATACCGGTGCCGAGAATTATCAATGGACAATTCCAGTTGGTGGACGAGGTGATGTACAAGATCGCAATTGGTAAGGAGTATTGCTACGCCTATGAGGCGGATGTCAGTGCGGTATCCAGCTCTCCGGGACAACAGCGAGAGTGAGGTGGATGTCAGTGCGGTACCCGGCTCGCCGGGACAACAGCGAGAGCAACAGCAGAGATTTCTCCCTGTTATTTTGGCGAAAATATAACGATTTCAGAGGCTTAGAGATAGAAGACGCCGTACGGCGTCTTCTATCTCTTCTCGTTGTACCAAATCGCCATGCGTCTTATACCAACAGCCAAGCTTTTCCCTGGTATTTTGGCGAAAATATAACGATTTCAAAGGCTTAAAGAAGATTAGCCTTACTCTTCTGGACTCCATGGCGATTTGGCGATTTTGGCGATTTGACGATTTGGCGAATCTGCCTGTATCGCCCTGCATACCCACCAAGAATAACCACTCTCCGCCATTCCCTGGGCTTGAAGGTTCAGGCTATTATGGGTTGGAGTTGGATATACCCGGCTCGCCGGGACAACAGCGAGAGTGTTGGTTGCTATCTTCCCTCCACGAGGCAGCCAGCCAATACGCTGTCCGTCACTAGATCAGCTTGAACGTAGCGCTCAATATTGGTCGAGCGCATAGCGCTGGCTGCATCGAGCTCATGCCAGACCTCTGCCACCAGAGCCATGTTCATTATGAATAGCGATATTTCCAACGGCTTAAGACGCCCTATTGCATCCAAGAAGCCGCGAATTGTTCTCATTGCTTGGGCACGACCGGCACTATGCAACGCGCGAGCAACGCGGCCGTTTCTTTTTGATGTGCAAAGTACAAATCCAGATCGTGATTGCGCAATTCATTCTGCCGCGACGTGATCCACCATATCATCACCACAAGCGCTAAGTTCATTACGGATAAAGCCAAGGATAATGGCTGCTCCTTCATGATTGTCATGAAGGTGCCAGCAGCCTTCGCGCCCTCTTCAAGCGCGCCAGGGTTCATCATTCTTACCTTCTCCATTAGAGGCTTTACTTATGGCCGGGGTGAGGTAAAATCACTTTGCAAACAACCCGGCTCGCCGGGACAACAGCGAGAGGATCGCGCCGACTAGCTCCAACGGCTCGCCGGGACAACAGCGAGAGGATCGCGCCGACTAGCTCCAACCCGGCTCGCCGGGACAACAGCGAGAGCGCTAATCGCGCCGACTAGCTCCAACCCGGCTCGCCGGGACAACAGCGAGAGTGCACGTCTTGAGCAAGTCATCCAACAGCAGTGACCAGATCTTGTACGCTCTTGAGCAAGTCATCCATCTCTGTCTTGAGCGTAACCTCACGCCGCCCAATTGGACCCCAATGCGCTCGCAGCGTCCGCATTCCCACGCCAGTTACCATAATATGGAATAGCGGACAGAACCGCGACAGAAACTGATAGCAAACACCGTCGCCGCTCCCATATGAGTTCAGATTGTTGGATGACGGTGACAACCCAATCTTGAAGGTATCCAGGAAGCCATTAGGATTGGTCCAGAACTGGTCGAGCAGCGGCTCAATGGCGGAGCTACCGCCTTTGATATTCCAAGATGTCTGGAATAATCCTGCCTCGCAGGTTTCAGATTCAACATTGTCCGCGCTCATATCGCGGCCTTCAAAATACCGGCCACTGCTCTCGCGCGGACCCAGCCCGGTCATCATCACAAATAAATGGCGGAGCGTATCAATACCAGCAACACGATTGCTCATGCCTTTGGCTTCAAACTCATTATGGTACCACGCTAAAGCATCCTTGTCAGCATTGCCTTCCGCCTTGCTCATAATTTCAACAGCGTCGCTATCGCTCAAACGCGCTGCATAGGCGAAAGCGAGGCACATCCCGGAGATGTAGCCTTCTGGAGGTATGCCGCGGTCCGGCCAGGAATATTCAAACATCTCCGATGTCGTAGCCATCTCGATAATCTGATTGATAAGGTCTTGCGGTAGCGGTTTCACTCCGGTATCCACACGCAGCTCTAGATCATCTACTTCACTCCATGTGTTTGGTCCAACGATACCGTCAACGTCCAATTGAGCTGCCGCCTGGAACGCTCGCACCCAGGTATCGGTTATGCTCCCAAAGTCGCCATCTGCTGCGAGGACGCCTAGCGCGCGCTGCAATACAACGACGTCCTGTCCTGTACTACCTTTCTTGACTGTAGGGTGAGTTCCAGCAGGTGGCGGCTCAGTCCCGCCAATTGGCGGACGCTCGCCTTCTGGAGGCGGACGCTCACCATCCGGAGGCGGTTGATCAGGCTCGCTCAGCGCCCTGCCGGAAATACCCTCAGCGATGGCGTAGCAAATCTCTTCAAAGTTATTGTGGTATAGATCAGTGTCTGCCTTGCTGTCAACAAAACAGGTCTCAATTAAGATCGCTGGCTCATTGGTGTTGTTCAAAAAATAGAGATCAGTGCGCTTCTTGGGACCACGGTCAATGAAGTCACCCGCATCGCTTATCGCCTCTGAGACTTGATCCGCGAGAGTGGACTGTGTGACATAGAGGCACTCGACCCCCATCGGTTTTGTAGTTGATGTATACGCATTGAAATGGACCGACACATCAAGATCGCGCGATTGCGCGTTGTGATAGTTGACAATGGTGTGGAGGTTGGTATTTTGATCGTGCGATGTATTGTCATGGAACGTCTTAACGGCAACGCCGTTATCCTTCAATATCTGCGCTGTACGCTCGACCACCTTGCGCGCCTCATCAACTTCATCGATGTATCCAGATGCGCCACGAATGTACTTTCCGTGTCCACTAGATATAACAAAGCTATTAAAAGTTGCCATTGGCTATTCCTTTTCATATCAGGACTTTTTTGACTAGCGAAACAACAGGAGGCGGTATATAATCATGAGAGTATGGATCTCATACTCGGCTCGCCGAGTCAATAAGCGAGAGAAGTTCTCCATCATAGGCCACAGCGCAGCCGATACCGCCGTTAGCAGCAGCGCCGCTAGCGCGCTTAATATCAGGACAAACGTTAACCAGGCCCAATCACGTGATGTCATGTACGATCATGCGCGAGCCCCGCTTGATTATCGTAGCTGTAGCGTTAGTTGTGTTTTGCGCCGCTTGCACCGAGAACGTCCCTGCGGCGCTGACCTCTATGGTACCGCTTATGGTAACGTGGCCAGCGGTGCCGGTGGTTACTGCGCTAGCGACAACTCCACCCAACGCCGTTGCCTGCGCATTGCCTTTGATGCCCGCGGCGGCAGCATCCACAATCCACCCATCGTAGACAATATTGGTAGCCGTAGCGGAACCGACCACAGCACATTTGATGCCAGCCGCCGCAACGCAGGTGAATGGAAGATCAACCTCAAAGGAATAGGCGCGTCCCGCTGCAACATTGACTGTGAGCCCTGGAACGTTGGCGAGCGTTGCATTGTTCTTAGAAAAATCAGAAGTGGCCCGGCCGGTACCGCCCCACTGAATATAGCATCCGGTCTTGACCCCAGCGCTACCGGAATTGATCTCTAGCACACCCGCAGCAGCCCGAAAGATACCCAAGTCAGCCTGAGCGATGAGAAAGTTTGGACCTATGAACTGAACCGGATGTAGGTTGCCAGAGCCCTGTGCCTGCGTTCCAATCGAGAGGACGCCTGACGTGGCAATCCAACCGATACCGCCACGCTCATAGTTACCGTCGTCTGTATAGGTGTTATAGACACGAAGCGATTGCGGGTTGGTACCATTGCGGAGCGCGAGCGCATGAAAATTAGTCGGTGGCACGTTGTCACGCATAAAATTCAAATCAGATAGCAACAATACATTGCCATTAGAATCAATTGAGAACTGCGAGATGCCATTGACTTGAAGATCAAGCAATAGCGATCCAGCCTTGTGGCCGCCGTCCTGAACATTCATGCGAATAGCGGCATAGAGCTGGCTTGGATCGCTCCAAACGTCTGACAGAAGATAAAGCGGAACAGTCATGGTCCAGCACCCATTATCCAAGGCGGAGTATAATAGCCATCAACATCCTGCACACCTATACAGTTAGCGAATTGAGTGTGATCAGTATAAATGTTGAGCGATGATTTATCAGTATCGGAGGCCAAGTCGCCATAGGCAAAGCGCGACTCCCACCCTGGCGCGGACCACTTGATGCCGAGGATACCGTTGCCGCCCGGATCAATATAGCCGCTGATCAAAAAGCCGCGGCTCCCATCCACGCCAAGTGGGAATGCGTCTGTCCAAACCGGGTTCATGCTTCCATCGGTGATCAATTCCAGATCGAAGCCATTCCAAGTCAACCGGTACATAATATCAGCTATCCAAGGCCCGCGCGCGCTGACCGGACCGATGTAGAGACTTTTCATAGTGAAGTCGCCAACGAGTGTGACACGCGTTGCGTAGCCTGGTTGCATCGGAGAAATGACGCTGGCGTCAATCCGCTGCACGAATGTGTATCCATTCCAACCAGAGTTGAGGTCATCCATTAGCGATATACAAGCCTTCGATGTCCAGGACCAGCATAACAGAAAGAACAGGCGAAGAAGTGTAGACTGAAAGGTCGCTCTTATTAGGATTATCAGCAAGATCACCTATCACATAGCGCAAAGACCAGCCTGGCGAAATTGGGTCTCCAGAAGGGTAAGCAACAGTAGAGCCTGCGAGCGTACCATCACCACCCGGATCAATATAGAAGGTGATGATAAAACCATTGGAACTATCAATAGCCACCTCTAAAGGATCAGTTATGATCGCATTATTGCCGTCGCTCGTGACAGTAGCATTGCCACCGTTGAAGGTCATTTGGTAGAGGGCCGAAGCAATCCAATCTCCATCAGAAGAACAAGGTCCGATAAAGAGTTTGTTGATTGTGCAAGTCCCAAGCAGCGTAAGCCGTATGGCAAATCCAGGATCAATTATGGCAAGCGCGGAGCTAACAACTTGAACGGCCAATGTATAGCCATTCCAGCCACCACTCCATGTATCATAATTATTTGGAACAGTTAGAACACCATAATATGGCTGGGCCCTTAACTGCCAAGTCTTTTGCGACGGCGTAGTTGGAGGTGGTATTTGCGATGGCGGTAGGTTTACTGTTGGATCGATAACGGACGCGCGTAAATTCCAATCCGACATACCAATCGGCACAGGTGGAATTGGACCCTTTGGTGATATTGAAGCATCGTCAATTAACCACCAGCTAGTCCACGGTTCATCATCGCCTATAACGTTGGCATGACGATAATCCATACACTCATTAAAACCGTGATGATGAAACTGGTCATCAATCGACCACTTACCATCGATCTTACAAACCAGCGGATTGGGTGACTGTGCGCGAGCCATACTCGCCTCGCGCGCCATCGCCTCCATATCCTCCGCCGTAAGGTCGCGGTTTTCCGGCCAAGTCGGATTTTGCCAAGGCCAATATGCAGTCTTGGCCATTCTCTATTTTCTTAGTTCGGAGCGCTGTATTGCTTCTGCGGCAGCGGCAAGCGATGCGCGCTGTTTCTTCAAAAATTCCTTATGAGCTGTAGTACCAAAAACAGGCGCTTGCTCTGCATTAACAGGGTTCCAGTGTGGAAAGTTTTTAGACAGTCCATTCGCTGATTGATACGCAGCCCATTCATCATTTGTGTGATGTATAATCATCAACTTTATCGTAGGATCTCCAGTTGACATATCGCTATATATCACGCCGCAAAGATTACACTTTACAATTACCGGCTGCTTCGGAGGGAAAGGTGTGTTGCTTCCATTGCTCATAGCGCTTTCCTTTTTGTCTTTCCTTATTTACTTTTTCGGATCAGTACCAAATATACATATTGGCACCATCAGTGTTGAAATCAGGACTATTTGAGCCAATGGCGGATCCAGTCGCAGTCACAGTTGATCCTGGTGCGAGCGCGAGATCCAAGCTTCCATTACCTGATAGTGATGAGTTATTAATATAAGCGACGCCGCCACTCACATAACAGCCTATACTTCCGTTAAAGTCATAAGTAGCGCTTTCAGCTAATAGCGTTGTAGCGCCAGACATAAAGACACCGCAGCTTGCATTATAAACAAAAGAACTTGGACCAGTGGTTGCCAGGAATGCGCCGCTGTAGAGTAGCACCCCACTATCGCCATTGCCTTGACATGTGAGTATTGCCATCACCGCCCAGCCGCCTCTAACCCACAATCCCTCTCCTGCATTACTCGCTGAGATCACATCACAAAGAGCTTCGGATCCAAAATACCCACCATCCAAAACAATGCCAGAATTACAATAGCAAACAGTTAATGATAACGACGACATCATATAGACTTCAGCGCCATACATGTGAAGACCGAAGCTGCCAAAGCCCCAAATAGCAATTCCATCAATCATAAGGTGTTGAAAGCAGAGAACGCCATTACCACCAATCTCTGGCCAACCGCCATTGTCCACAGTCTGACTGCCAGTGATCAATAGATAACGCAGCGTCGCTCCGCCAACGTGAATTCTGAACCCAGTGCGACCGCTGGTGAATGAAAGTTCAGTGGCGTAGACCGAACGTAGATAGATAATCTGGTTTGTGCCATCCGCTGCTTGATGATATCCGGTGCATGATATGTTCTCTGGCTGTGGCGACGCCCCAAGCAGCGCTCCGCCTTGGATGGTGACGCGGGAGGCATTTGGATGATCTATAACTACAGTTTGCGTATAAGTCCACTTGCCTGGAGCAACCATGAATGTAACCGAGCCAGATGGCGTAATGATGTATTGCGAGAGCCAAACCATAGCGACGGTGAGGTCAACGAAATCGGCGCCAGGCCCGTGTACCTTTTTGATAATTGGTGTTGTGATATATTTTTGCGCAATGAGGCCTTGGATTGCCTGCCAAAGTTGCGTTAGATCATTGTGATCCGGAGTGATCCCTGCTCCAGTTATGACGTTGAGGATCTCAATCTGGTCCTCGTCAAACGCCGTCGCGGGCGGAATAGAGCCTTCAGTTCCAGTAACCGGATTGCCGTTGATGAAACGCGGATATGACCCTAGCGGAGGAGTGGGTGTGCCGAACGGCTGGCTGTACCTCACAGTGCATTTCTCCTTATAATGGCGGCGAAGGCGGTGTGCCGACTGGCACATTCATCGCGATGAAGTAAGAACGCAGGTCGTTATAGAGCGCGCGCTGCTGCGCAACAGTCATACCGCCTGAGATGTATCCCATCACAAGCTGACTATCGCTGTAGTAGCCGCCCATCCCACCATTAAAGGTGATCGGGCTCGAAGGTGGCGCAGCTGATGTATTCGAACAAAACTGAATTTCGATGCCGTTGTAATACGCCTGAGAATTTGTCGAGCCATTGCGGTTTACAGCAAACATGCCATAATTCAAAGTCTCTGTGCTGAAGGCCCAAGTCCCAGCTTTTGCATCATTGATCGCAAAATAGCTTATGCTAGAACCGCCATCATCGATGTCAATATAGCTGTTCGCCGCAGCGCCTAGGCTAGACACAATAATGTTGTAGGGCAGACCAGATCCACCAAGCAGCACCCAAGCGCCGAGACCCGCGCTGTTGCGGATATATTTTCCGCCCGCGGTAACTGGATTGAAATTAGAATTGATATAAGCACCACTATATCCGCGCTTAGGTTGAAATCCGCTACCAGCGTTGGTGGCGATAGCTCCAGCAACGAGATCAACCAACGCCTCAACTTCACTATCACCGTCCCACATCCAAAGCCGGTCTAACACCGGCCAAACGCCGTCCGCCTTGAGCCGCTTGATCAAAAGATCAATCTGCTGTAAGCGCTGATCGCTGACTGTGCCGCCCTTCATTATTATGGTATTATACCAAACCGTTGTTGATGGATCGGATGGAGCTAGCGCAACGAGCATCAACGGCGTAGCAAAAGTGGGCGAGCCAGTATAGTACGATGTTGGAGCCTGCGGCCAGAAGATCGAAATTGGACGCTCGTTAGTGACCTCAGTCGTATTGTCTCTCAAAGAGACATAATCCCCGCTGCGCAAAGTTATGTAATATCTTCCAGCACCAGCGTATGGATCGTCAATTCCGGAGTAATCAAACAACGCCTGAGTATGTCCAGGCTCCCAGCGATGAATAACACATTCCAAGTCCGCTGCGCGCGCAATGCGTAGATGAGGATCGATGCCGGACTGGCCACTGCCAGCGCGAAACCATACCAGCTTTGGCTGTTGCAGGTGCACAGTCCAATAGAAGCGCATCTGTGAGGAGCCAATCTGGCAAGGCCAATCGCTCAGCACTCCATCCGCGCTTATTTGTCGGTTGTCGCCACAACGATCAACACCAACCATAAATGGCCGGTATTCAGAAATTGCTATCTTGTAACCAAGAAACTCAGCAACACTGTAAAAGAATTCGCGCGACTGCGCACCTAACATCGTTATGCGCAACACTAGCGCAATCTGTCGCTCGTGTACGCTAATCGGTCCTTGGTAGCATGGATCTGGAAGCCCCCAGGCGCGCTCCCACTGATCCAGCATCTCAACCGTTTGGCGCGGATCGCTCTCGCGCTCCAGCATATCCGCGGCGCGGCCATCACACCAGCCAAAGCTAGCGGCCAGCCCGTTGACGACCTGCATCAATATCGTTTCTGGCCAGCGCGGCCAAGCTATGCCTTGCGGGAGCAAAGCGGAAAGCGCGTGAGTATATTCTTCCTGCCCTCTCCGCACGTGACGGTCAGGCTGTAACGGTTCATCTTCCGGGTCTTGCGCCAGCTCAGGCGGCAATAGTGCTGGCGGCAAAGGACGTATAGGTGGCGGTTCTATTACAACAATATGTGATTGAAAGGCTAAGCCTTGCTGCTGAAAAGCATCACTCTGAAATGCATCTTGGCCATTGCTCATCAGCTATGGCACCGGATAAGTGATTGTGCCGAGTACTGCCAAAGCCCCGTTGTGCGGCATAGGATGGTCTTCCATATCCAACACAAAATTATCTGTAACGCGACTGATTGCTTCCGCAATCCAAGAGGCCTTGATCGTTGTACCAGCGACAAGCTGTCCATCTATTTGATGGGCTGGATTGGCCTTTTGTTTGATCATATCAGAACAAGATGCAGCAATTTGATTGCGCACTGTCAAGGAGTCAAAACTGAGGGAAAGACCGAAATCGATCGGCTCCGCCACAGGAGCCATGACAAAAAAATCACGCACCGCTACCGGCCGCACAATATCAAGATAGTTCCGCACCACAGCCATATCTTCTGCTGATGGGAAGCCTCCAGTGTCGGCGCGCAACGCGTCCACCATAAAGCGGACGGTGATTGTGCCCATGCCCAGCTCGCGCGGCGCGCACCAAACCCGCGTCACAGAAGGTATGCGCATGGTCCATTGCTCATAGTCGTAAGCGCACCCACCCATTGGCGGCTGGCGAATGCGGGCCAGCACTCGCGCTCGCAACTGCTCATCAGTTTCTGTCTCTGTACCGCCGCGCAGGTCTACCGCAGCAACATCTTGTACGCCAGCAATTGGCGTGGTCACAGATAATGGCGTACCAGCCGGAATATTTCCTGTGGAGCCCGGATTGAGCGCCCGTACTGCAATCTCAATCGGATTATCTGTCAGTGTCTTGAACTCTAGCGTTTCATATAGCCACCCATCCGGCGAAATCAGCTCTGTACCTTCCGGGATTTGAACTCCCGCGACACCTGTAAATTGAACTGTGCCAGTAGACGGCGTTGGAGCCTTGCGCCCCAGCGAGCCGTCAGAGTTGACAATCCAGATTTGTCCATGGCGATCCAGCCATTCGGTCTCCGCAGTATCCGGCATCAGCTGGAGCGATAGCCAATCCAGATATTTCAGAATCAAACGCGTCAGACCGGCTTGCGCATCCGCCACCACACGCAAAACCGTATTTCCAACGACTGCCGCACCAACTAGCGACGTGGTTATATCATCGCGCACCATTTCGCGCACCTGCCGCAGAGTGGGCGTGCTCCAAGGCATCTTATAGACCAGCTCCGTACGGCGATTGAACTTTTACATTGACAAATTTGTTCCAAAGATCCTGGAATATCAGCTCCACAGCCAGCCGCGGTCCGCGATAGACCGCAACGTAAACATCAATTCGGTCGATGGCTACCCGCGCCGCTTGTACATCTATTGCTGAGCACATCCTCAAGTCAATCATAGGTTGAAGAGCGTCGCGCGTATAATTCTCCGCCCTGGATACTGTATCGTGCTCCCAGGCCTCAGGAGGTGTAATCTTCGCCCGCGTCAACAACCAGTTCTTGGTTCCAATTTGCCAACCATTCCAGATTGCCTTCGCGTCCATATCGCCCCACCAGCCGCGATAGTCGGTAGAGTCAGGATCCGGCAGCACCTCATCCAGCGACGCTGTACGGTCCGTCATCAGCGCGACCTTGACGTAATTGGCCAGCTCTTCCCGCTCATCAAGCAAGCCGCTTGGCATTAAGTTCCAGTCAGCTACAGTTTCCTGTAGCGTGGCAGAGGCTACGATGCGGATGTCCATCTAAACTCCTTCAGAGAGCACACGCAATATGCGCGGGCAAAAGGCCGGATTGACAACTGCATTCTCACCCTCAATTTCATCAGACTTAGTTGGATTGCGATAGATGCGCTGCGCCAGGTACAACGACGGCATCGGAAATCGTGCATCATACTTCACAAGGCGCGGCAATTGTAGCACAGCGCTAGAAAGATAACTCACCAGCTTACCGCCGAGAGCATTCAAAGCCTGATAAGTCATAACGTCAATATCATCAATACCAACAGCCTTGGCCTCTTCAAACATATCTTGGACGTGCATAATCATGCTTTTAGCGTCATCCTGGTTAGTGAATTTGATATTAGTTATGATCAATGATTCAGCGCTAAGTGTCATCAACAATGCCGACCGGAACAGAGCTTGAGAGTAGAGCGACTCACCAGCGCTTTGCTGCATTAGGTATTGCCGCGCCGCTTCGATGCCAGTATAGCTGGAGCCAGCGGCAGCCACTCCCTGATAAATCGCCTGTAGCTGGGTGCCAAGCGTAGGGTCACGAACAGCACCCTGCGTATCGCCTTGCATTATGCTAATCAATCGCCTTACGCTATTAGTCTGGTCATTAATCACCGCTGGAACGCTCGCCATAAGCAGGTTCAATAGCCCATTGAGCATCCTCGCAGCGTCCTCAATCTGCGAAAGGAAGGTTGGCGGATAACCTGGAGCTACAGCGCTCCACTGCAGCCGCGGATAACCGAAGCGTGGGCTATCTAGCCAATATGCATTAACCGCTAGCGATTGAATAACGAAAAGCGGACCGACTGACGGCCAAGAGAAACCGCTGAGAGAGAAGCCCTGTGCAGTTATTTGATAGTTAGCAACTATTCTACCGTGGCCAAAATCTGGCGGGCCAACCGCCATAAGATTGACGGACAACCGTTGCAATTGATGAATGCCAATTGGTACGCCTGCAGTACCATAGGTTGGCGATCCAACACTAAATGCAAATGCATGTAGATTATATATCGGACGCAACGAAGGCGCAGCAAATGACAGCGCACCAAGCGAATATGGATTAGCGTGTAATGATTTGTGTGCTCCTGCAGCAGTTGCAGTCAATAATGGATTAGCAAAACTTGGCGAGCCTAATGAATATGTGCTTACTCTTAAGTGCGGAAGCAAATTTCCAAAGCCAAAGACTGGTGAGCCGAGCGAGTAATTGCTCGCAACGAACGGTACGCCACTTTGAAATGCGTTTTGTTGAACCGCATTGCTCTGGAAGGCAGGAGGGCCGTGAGCCATTTTGCCTTAGCCAAAAAACTCGGTTATAACAACGACACCAGCAGATCCAGCACCACCAGCGCGAACGGTAGCGGTATTGGTTCCAGCAGCTCCGCTTCCGCCAGATCCATAATTTGTCGCGGCACCACCAACTGTACTAACAGTATCTGCTGGCGGTCCCGGAGCACGGCCACCACCGCCAAAATAGCTAGAGCCGCCATTACCGGCAACAGCAAATCCAACAGTTGCGCCAGTAGAAGATCCAGGACCACCAGGTGCACCAGCCGCCATTACGTCGCCAACTGCGCCCGTAATGCTGCCGCCCGCTCCGCCTTGCCAAGAAGCATTCATGCCGCCACCACCAGCTCCACCATTAGCGACGCAAATGGCTCCGACACTTGTTGTCCCTCCACTACTGCCGCTATTTCCGCCGCTGCTGCCAGTTCCACCAGCCCCGCCAGCACCGATGGTGACGACCTGACTGGCGCCAATAGCCGCGGTCGAAACAGTGTGCCTGGAATATCCACCAGCCCCACCTCCAGCAACACCAACACTTACACCAGTGCTGTCACCAATACCGCCTCCCCCACCACCGCCGCCCACGCACTCAATATCGCAATAGATCATTCCCAGAGTAGGCGTATAGGATCCCGAAGCAGTGAACGTCTTGATACCGGTGCTGAATGGTTTCGCAGTAGGCAACCGAGTAATGACGCCAATATAGTCCGCCGTTCCAGTGCCCCACAAATCGATTGATTCATACCTTGCCAAGACAATTGGAGTGTTGCTACCGTTGATTGTTGATGCTGGTGTAATTGTGACGTTGCCAAGAAGGTTGAACAGTTTGGCTCGCCATCCTAGTGGAATATTGGCGGAAGACGGTAAAGGAAGGCTTACCGCTACCCCACCAGCATTATTATAGGTTATCAGCGTAAGATGATCAGCGCTTGTGATAGCGTCGGTTGTGATTGTAACAGCACGATAGCCCAACCAAAGATTGTGATCATCATTCCAGTTGGATGGACGTATGAGTGTGCCATCAGTTCCATCCGCGATGGTCTGAACAAACTTATGCGTAATGGATTTTGCCGTCACGAGCCGGGTATTCCAAAGTCAAAGGCTGGAATGGAAAACACATTCCCAGCAGTCACCGCCTGACCGCTGGCTAGGTCATTGTCAACCAGCAATCTACTGTTGATTGAATCAACAATAGCCCAACGCGTAGCGTTACCGGTTCCTGTAACAGTGCCACTGGTCACCGCCACCGTCGTAATCTTACGGCCATTTGGCGAGCGGTCAACAGGTCCAGTGAAGACGTTTCCAGCGCCGAAGCTTTGATTGCCGAGCGCGTATGTTGTAGTAGCTCCAGCATAATCCAAAGGCTCTTGGCTACAGATATATATGTGAGTTGCATTCGCCTTGAGACCCAACAAACCGTTATCGAGCCCCCAAGCATTCACTTTACCAGGCATGTCTAATCACTCCCTTTTATTGAACCACTTGTGGCGTCCCTATCTGAACATTGGAACCACCTAACCCTTGTTGTGTTAGATTACTCAGATCAGATAGATCAGAATTCAGCTGAGTTCCAGCCCTCTTCAAAGTGTCCAAGGCGACCATTTGCAGAGCTGCGGCAGCAAATTCATCAGTGAAGGTGTTACCGGGAATGCCAGCCTCCACAAAGCTCATCTCAATGGTACAAAAGCCGCCCTTGTCTTTCTGTTCGATGATGGAATAGCGCTCGCACATGAACTGCAAGCCGCCACCACCGCCTTGAATATTGCTAATGGGGCTAGTGGTGCCCTCCAGATTGGCCAGATAGGCCTGCCAGGAATCATTTGTAGGTGTACCGCTAGTTTGGCCAGTACTATAGCCAGGAAGGCTCATCCGCGGATTATAAGGATCTTGCAACGTTCCAGGGCCAGGCGACATTAGTGCCGCCTCCAATGCATCGCGGTTCAGGTCATAATCGCGATACATTTCGTGATAATAATAGTTGGCATCATCGTTCTTCACAGGATCCTTTGGGGCCTGAATCAAATAGCCTGTAACCTGATAACGTATTGCGTGTCTACCCATATCCTCAGAGAATGGAATATCACGCTTTGGATATTCAAATACAACAACCCGCCTGCCTGAGCTACGCCCTTGCTGATCTACGTAGAACGGTCGCCCCTTGAACTTGGCAGTACGTAACCGCCTCCGCCAAAGTGGATTGCGCGGATTGGCATCAATGTCGCTGAAGCGCGAGCCTGGTACTAACGGCCGCAGGTCCGCGTTCGTCGGAAGACGAAATCGTTGGTTGGTACGACTAGGGATTGCCATTTGCTCACCACCGCTTGACAAGGTCAACAGCGATCACATCGGCAACGCTATTCCTAGCATAAATTGCCGCCGCCAACAGCTGACGTATTTGAAACAACCGCCTATTGCGCTTTACAATCTCTTGTAGCATCTCAACTAACTGCCCCCTAGTCAGTTGTACAGGTTGACCAACGCCAATCGCGTACCAGTAGAGCTGCTGATCATCAATACCATCATCACCAGCAAACATTGTTGACATCACTGAATGGGTATCATCGTCCGTAGCCCACTCGCGATTTAGATAGCCAATTGGCGCCTGCCGCTTGGCATTGTGCTGTGCATCGACCAGCTCCAACTTAATACTCTGCGCCTGCTCCAGCAGCAACGGCGGATCGCGCTTAGACAAGACCAATAAGGCCTGTTCAACATAAGGCACAATCCAGGTTGGATCAAAGAATGGATAACCAATTTGTTGACGGTCGCGATAGGCAATGCGTCCTTGCCTATCCTCGTATGTGATCATGTAAATGTTAGCGGGCAACCCAGAATTATTTATCCCGCTAACATTCGCATTATCAATACCTACCGTACAGCTTCCATTTTTTTTTATAACAAGCCAAAACTTCATGGAGGCTCTGGCTTATTCTGAATAGGTTGGTCGGACCAATTACCGCCATCGTCAACAAAAATGGCGTTATTGCCGTGCTCCATCAGCGTGTGGTCTTTGGTGACGGTGACTGAGTTTTCTTCCTTGTCATCAACATAGACCTTCCACGTGGTCTTTTCCTTATCATAATGGCCTATCTTCTTTTCGCCATCATAGAATTCGATTTTCTTGCTCGACAGCCTCATTTCGACGTTGACGGTATCGCCCTCGTGCTTATAATTTGAAGAGCCTCCACCGGCACCAGCGGCACCGCCAGCGCCACTATCAGTCGCAAACTCAGCAATTTGAAATCTCTGCGGTTGGCCAGTGCTACCGCCGCCAGCTTGTTGTTGTTGCGCCTGCTGTAGCTTCTTCGACTTGCGCGGCTGACGCTTCTTGACCACGTGGCGGATCGAGATGATGCGTTGCTTGCTTTGTTGCTGCTGGCCGCCACTGGAGCCACCGCCGCTACTATCGGTAGCGAGTGTGCCAGCTCCGCCTCCGCCGCCACCACTTTGCTGTTGCCCCTGGTCATCGAGCGAAAGCATATAGATCCCGTCCTTGTCATCTCCACGCAAACGGTGATAGACCATCTGCCCAGATCCATCCGGGCAATATAGCGCAGCTTCGCCTTCCTTCAATCCATATGGCCTTACCCGGCGGTCATCGACCCCAATACAAACTGGATGGGAGCGCGAGCCGCCAACGTAAAGCATCATGCCTTCCGCGGCTGGTGATTTCGGCTGGTTGTTGTTGAATGCGCCCTTGAGATCACCACCACCGCCTCCATCACCACCACCGCCTCCATCACCGCCTCCACCACCGCCATTGCCGCCACCCTGGCCGCCACTTTGTCCGCCTTGATCTTGACCTTGGCCTTGCTGCTGCTGCTCTTGGTCCTGCTTCTTTGGATGGCAAGTAAATCCACACGGCTGCCACTTCTCAAAATTAGTTGGTGTTTCGGAATGCATCACGTCTGCGGCTTTGATCTCCATCATATCGTGATCGTCATCGTGCTCCCGTATTGTGCACCGCGCAATTGACGTCTGCGCGCGCCGCGAAGCGTCTGGTACATTCGTCCTAATTGTCATCCGCCTTCTCCACCTCCGCCACCCCCTCCGCCACCTCCGCCATCACCGCCGTCGGCTTGCTGTTGTCCTTGGCCCAGCTTGTTAACCAGCTCTATTGTAGAGCGGGTACCGCCGTGGTCGTCCTGTGAAAACGTTACAGCCTTGATCCGTAGCGTACGGTTCATAATTAACATCGGTGAATCAACGTGCACATAATCGCCCGGCAACCACAAGCCTCCACCCTCATTACGCCAGCCAACCACAACGATAGTGACGTAGATCATAAGGTTATCAGATATGCTATCCTCGTGCTGTGCGCGCTTCTTGAGCAGGTCCATAGCAAAGGCCGGGATCTCAGATAGCGAACGTGACAGCGTATTCTCCTTTGCTCCGCCGCCGCCACCGCCTGCAACGCTCTGGGTAACCTGCTCAATAAAGCGCTGCGCCACCTCGCCCATAGAGGCAGTGTCGCTGCCTGGACCTTGGCCAGCTACCTGTTGGCCTTGGCTTTGCATCATTGTGTAGATGCGCTCGCGACCGCTGACTATGTTGTAGCCTTCAACCAATGACGCGCCTCTGCCGCCCATACTGCCATCTGTAAGAACCAAATCACCATTAGCATTTTCTGTCATATACTTGCCAGCGCTACGGGCAAATTTCTCGATCATCTCCCACGCGCTCTCACCAGGCTGCACCATCGCCCGGTCAAACTTGCCGCCAGCAGCACCTTCGCCGCTAACGTTCACTCCCGCCTTACCAGCCAGCGCCTTCGCCAGGCCCATAATGTCAATGTTCTTGAACTCTCCGGTCTTACTTGCCGCGGGAGCATTCGACAACTTTCCCGGCTTACCAACGCCCTGGATCTGAACAGTATGCTGGGTCGCGTCGTAATAGACCTGCCGCTCCGTAACAAACCCGTCAATGACCTTTATGCCATCCATAAAGATCATACAATCGTCTGGCGGCCGGATGCGAAAAGCTGAATTAGGTCCGTACGGTTCTTGTTCGCTATTTGTGAAAGTGAACTTGTAAGGCGGCTGCTCGTTGATGGACAAACGAACTTGCACAGTTACCCATTCGTAATATATCTGGCCAGCAACAACAATAACAGCGCGAGTAAGGAAAGGTGGACGATTGACCATAAAAAAATTACGACCACCAACGTTAAGCTCCTCCATTCCAAGTTGTTGAGCCGGCAATGCTTATTCTCCGCTCGCTTCTGTGCCACTACTGCTCTTGCCAGCGCCGCTATTTTCAGAACTTTTTTGAGTAGTGACATTATCCTTGAATACGCCATCACTACTAACAGTCTCAACGCTAGTGCCCTTCGGCGCATTGGCTAGGTTCACCTTCAGTCCTGCCTTTCCAAGGCTTGAACCGTGTTGTGCGGCTATTGATTTATCAATCGCAGAACGGTCAATGCTCTCTTGCATTTGACCACCAGCAGGACGCGGTGTGTAGCCAGGATCAGCAGGACGCGGAGTGAAACCGCCTAATGGAAATGCTGCTGGATGGAAAGGAAAGCGGTTCGCCCATCCGTGCAGCGTACGGTGACCACTTTCTGGTGGATCGTAATGTCCTGAAATTCGCGGTTCACCTCTCTCTCCTTGGAGTTCCATTACTCTCTCATTCTCTTTGAGATATGATAATCCATATTTATCTGGAGATAAACCTTCTTGCAAAGCTTGAGGTCGAGGAGCCATTGCTGGATGAAAAGGAGAGCGACCACCTTCTGGTGGATCATAACGTCCTGAAACTCGCGGTTCACCTCTCTCTCCTTGGAGTTCCATTACTCTCTCATTCTCTTTGAGATATGGTAATCCATATTTATCTGTAGATAAACCTTCTTGCAAAGCTTGAGGTCGAGGTTGACCAAAAAAATTTACTTTCTGAGTAGCAGGCCCTACAGCTTCTGGAGATATACCTTGCTGTTGAAGTTGACTAGATAAAGCACTTCCACCAAGTGCAGCACCTAAATCTGGTTTTCCTCCAGTCCAAACTGCACTCGGCTCAATATCGGAAGCACTCGGCGAAACCGAACGCCGCATATCGTGACGTGCAAACTGCGCTCCAAGCTGCATGCGATGCAGCTCTGCTGGAGCCAGACCGCGTGCACGAGCGACCGCTATCGCTTGTTCCACAGGATCAGTAAGACCACGCGCCTCCGGAGGCGGTTCATCTCTTGGCGTCCAAGCAAATGGCTTATCAGTTGGGTCATCTTTTTGTGTGTATCCCATATGGTGAGCGGCCGCAGCTGATATATCTATATTACGTTTAGGAATGCTTGGACCAACATCAGTCTGCTGTCGAGCCGTTGTAATCCCAGTACGCGGATCTGTTACGTCATACCACTTTCCCAAAGTCGCTGTGCCCGGAAGCCCAATGCCTTGAGCCCAATCCGGTAACACAGAGCTGTAAGGTCCGCCAAATTTCCCCTTCTGTGGCCCACGCGGTCTTCCCGTTGCCCAAGCAGGAACGTCAGTGTGACCCGGATCACCTGGCGAGCTTGGCTTGCCCAACATCGCTGACCAAGGATCATCTTCTTTATCTATCCATCCATGATGCAGCAGTTGTGAAAATGAGCTGCCTCCTCCAGATCCAGGATCAACATAATTAGGACCAAGATCTTGAGCACCAGGCCCCCATTTTCGCTTCTGCGCTCCGCCACGCGCTGGAATGATGTCACCAGCGCTAGGCGGAATGAATATTTGGTTTCTGCCAGCACCAACTACCCGCGGCATTCCGCCTTCCGGAACGTACATTTCTGCTCCAGCTTCGCCAACTCTATAAGCTTGACCAGCGCTAACCGGACCGCCAACAACGCGCGGTTGCGCGCCTTCCATCTTTTGCCGCATCCAATGAATTACATCGCGCATTTGCTGCATGTAATCATTGCCTTCTTTTGTACTATCCTCGATATCTTTCAACGGTTTATCTGTACCGCCAGCGGCTGAAGATAAGACATGACCAGATTCAGCGCCTTGGCGCTTCTTAGGGCCAAGCAACTCCTGTTCCTTCCGCTTGCGCTCTTCCTCATCTAAAAATTTTTGCCGTCGCTGCTCTTGCGAGTAAAACTCCTGATCAGTTGGTCTACTAAAGAAGCCGCCAAACCAGCTACTGCCAGACTTATTGTACTTGTTTATGCGGTCTTCAATACGTTTTTGCTCTTCTTCCGTAACGGAAAAGTACTTTGCAATGGCCGCTGTCGCTTCATCCCAACCATGCTTCAACGCTCTAAAGTTATCAGCAACGCGCGAAAAGACCGGCGCCATAGTAGTGCTGAATGCATAGTCTATCTTTCTTTCCCAGTCCTCAACACCTTCAGATATATCCTCTATAAACTCAGACCAATTGCGCCACAGCTTTTGGTTCTCTTCAACTTGGCGCGGATCTGGCTTCCAGGCCTCGTGCGAGCGCCGCTGCTTACGCGCAACCTCATCCATTACAGATAGCTGCTCGCCAAGCGCCTTGGCGAGTTGACGGCGCAAAGCTTCAGGCTGTTGCGCATAGAACTCAAGTAACATCTTCATGCGTTGGTGGAATGGCAATCCTGCTTCTTCAGCCTTCCCCAGCGCAATAGCCACTCCCTCAGCACCAGGCCCAAACCCTTGCAATATGCGATAGGTTTCAGAATAGACGCCGCGCCCCAGATCGTGCAAACGGTCCGCCCACTTGGCAATATTACTCATAGCTCCTTCGGAGCTCAATCCAGCAGCTTCAAGCGCACGCTTCATATCAATAGAGCCGCCACCAATATCTGCCTTAAAACGACGCGAAGCTTCTGACGTCTTCGCCATCCGATTACCTAGCGTAACAAATCCAGCTGCCAAAGTGCCTAGGCCACCAGCAATACCAAAAAAACCGCCTCTCACAGTGCTGAATGTTCGCAAGGTCAAGGTTGCAACGTTATTCAGTTGTAGCATAGATGCGCCAATTCGCTCAATCGGCTCTGGCATCTTCACAAATATTGCACGCAGCTCCTTGAGAGGTTTGCTAAACTGTTCAAGATGCCTACCTACACCGCCAAAGGCTTGCTCAATTGCATGTCTTGACTTTTCTACTCCTTCTTGCAGATCGCGATTTTGTTGAACTACTTCACGATGGCTACTAGAACCCGCTTGTTGGCTATCAGCCGCCGAGCGCTTCATAGCCTCCAGCTGCTGCACAATCGCGCGGATCCCATCCGACATTTCGTCGGTGAGAGTTATTGTTAGATTGGTACGCTCGTCAGCCAACTAACTATTCCTCTATTGCATCCGCGCCGCTATCGCTCTTAGCGCCAGCACCATTGCCATTTTTCTCTGTGGTTACGTTATCCTTAAATGCTCCATCACCATCGGCTTTTACACTAGCTTCCTTCGGCACATTATTTGCCTTCACCTTCAGGTTCACCTTACCTTGGCCATGCTGCGCAGCGATTGACTTATCAATAGCCCCGCGATCAACACTTTCTTGTTTTTGACCTCCAGGCGGACGCGATACGTCACTATCACTAGCACTAGCCGGTCGCGGTGTTAAATTTCTTACGTTAGCATCATTATCTGATGTCGCCTTGGCCGTATGCGCGGGACTACCAATATCAGCATCAGCAGTTTCAGCAATAGTACGCATATCGCTGTATTCGCCATCACCGTGCTGATAAGTCATGCCTGGAGTAGCGCCAACCTCCTTAGCAAGCTTCTTGTCTGGTGGCTTCTTACCGTAAGAAACATATTTGCCACGCGCCGCAGGATTACCAGCAATGTCAAATGCACGGCGTAATTCTGCTGGCCGTATTTGATCACCAGCCTCCACAGTTGCATGAGAAATAATTGGTTCGCCTTTAGAATTACGCAAATTGCCAAATTCTGCAATGTCACTAGCGCGAGGATTTTTTAATGAAATTTGCAATCCCTTCTCGCCAGCATACCGTATTAAATCAGCATATGCTCCGCGCCCTGTACTATTTGTTAATGAATCAGTGTTATCCAATTCAAAATATCGCGAGCCTGATTTTACCGCAGCATCAATTTGGTCTTTGGCGTTATTCATCCAACCGACTGATCCAGGCTTCAGCGCAGTTTCGCCATATTGCCTTGAAGTATCCGTTGGCTTTCCGACATACTCACGATTTTTTCCAAGATAGCGTTCAGCAGGTCCAAGTCCTTTCGTCAAATCTTCTTGATAATACAAATTGCCGTACCAACGCTGATTTGATCCGGGCGAGAAGCCTGCACGGTTTGGATCGTAATTATAAAGAGCTGTAGGCCCACCCGGAGCGCTCAGGTCTCTCTGCTGCTGCATTCGCGCAGCTGGTGAAGTCGGTACCGTCTGTGGCGTTCCACCTGGTGGTTTCCCATAACCATAATCACCTTCGATGTAAGGCCCTGTTGGTTTTGGCTGAGGGTTCGCTCCCGTTCTTGGCGCAGCTGACGGAGGCTTTCCGCCTGTGCCCTGATCAGCAAAGTTTGGAGATACCTCCCCACCAGTCATACGCTTACGACCGTATCCAGACTCTTGCGCAGGACTAAGCAAATTACTATTGCCAGGCTTACCTGACCACCGCTCATGATGCAAATGCGGAACGCCGTTTGCAGTCCCGCTAAGAGCATAAGGCTTACCGCCCTGCACTCGATCACCAGCTTTTACATCAACTCGGCTGAGATGCATATCACGAGTATAAGTACCATCATCATGTCGAATGCTAACCGCAGGCTTTCCAAAATTATCTGTACCTATGCGTTCAACAACGCCATCTGAAACCGCATAAACTGGAGTGCCTACAGCAGCGCCCCAATCCTCTCCTTGGTGTTGACCGCGTCCACGCGAGGCGCTATTAGCTCCAACACCACCCATAAAATTACTTGAAGTTATCGGGTTATACATCACCCGCCCATCCCCACCACCAGTTCTAGGCCCGGTGCTGCTGCCAGTTTCGCCACCGCCAGTAGTTGGCGCAGTTGGTGCGGGCTGAGCTGGTGCGGTTCGACCAGCCGCTTCAGCAATTCTCCCTGCCTCGCCAAGTCTCCCCACCGTTTTATGCGGGTTGTTTCCAATGGTATCAAACCGCCTGGCAAGGATGCTGCGACTACCACGACCTCCACGTATACCGCCTGTGTTATTTACAGAAGCCTTTGTATCTCTAACGAAAGCTTTTATGGATGCATTCGTATCATAGGCATTTCCGCCTGGAACTTGATTGTGCGCAAATTGAAATACGCCAAACGATCCACCAGGATCGCTTGTATTTGCTGATCTTGGATTAAAACTGGACTCAGCAGCAGCAACAGCAGTACCAAATCGGGCCCATTCTTCAGCTGAGCCAGTCGTAATTCCGAATTGCTTACCGTCTGGCGGCACAACTCCAACCAGACCAGAGTTTCTAAACTCTTCAACCAGTCTCGAATAAATTTCCTGACCGCCTCTTGGCTGTTTTTTTGGATCAAGAATAGGAATGTTACCACCACCTGTAGGCTGCTGTGGTTGTGGAGAAGGCATCATAGTTCCAGAAGGCGCGGTGTGACGCGACCAACGCCGTCCGCTACCAGTATCAACGTGCGCAGGCGTTCCGGGCGGAAACAATCCAGGCCCTTGAGGCTGTGAGCCGCTACCTATTGGCGTTGTGCCAGTTCCAGTATCGCCTCCTCTGCCAGTTCCTGTACCTCCTCTGCCTCCTCTGCCTCCTCTGCCTGTACCGCCTCCTGTACCGCCTCCAGGCCCGCCGAGCCAACGCGGCATTCCGCCAAGGCCAGTTTGTCCTCTGCCAACGCCTCCCGGTCCACCACCACTTTCCGTTTTTTGACGCATCCAATGGATCACGTCACGCATTTGCTCCAGATAATTATTGCCTTCCTTGCAGCTTTGTTCAATCTCGCGCAAGGGTTGTCCTGTACCGCCCGCGGCTGAAGCACCAACGTTACCGTGCGACGTAAATAGCTCCGGTCCACTCTCTCCAACTAGATATGGCGTACCAGCATAAGCGGATCCGCCTTGTTGACGGCGACGCAGCGAACCGAATGGGTCGCCAACACTATCGCTACTCGGCCCAGGCAACTTACGCTCGCGCTCGCGCTTGGCCGCTTCTTCGTCTGAAAATTTTTGCCAGCTTTCCTCCTGCGAGTGAAACTCCTGCCCTGTAGGCCTACTGAAGAAGCCACCAAACCAACCACTACCGGGCTTGTTCTGTCTATTGATACGGTCTTCAATACGTTTTCTGCCCTCATCCGAAACAGTAAAAAAATTCTGCATAGCCGCCATTGCTTCATCAGCATCGTGCTTCAATACCTTAAGATTATCTGCCACACGCGAAAAAATAGGCGCCATTCCAGTAGTAAATGCTGACTCAATACGTCTTTCCCAATCCTCATATCCCTCAGATACGTCTTCAACAAATTCAGCCCAATTGCGCCACATCTTCTGGTTCTCTACAACCTGACGTGGATCCGGTCTCCAAGCATCCTTCGAGCGCCGCATCTTGCGCTCAGCATCATCTAGCACAGCCGTTGACTCGCCGAACGATCTGGCAAGTTGACGGCGTGTAATCTCTGGTTGGTTACCGTAGAATTCAAGAAACATCTTCATACGTTGCTGGAATGGCAAACCTGCTTCTGCTGCCTTTTGCAGGTCCATAGCCACCTTCTCAGCAACAGGACCGTAGCCTTGTAATATGCGATAAAAATCAGAATACACTCCGCGCCCAATATCGTGCATACGCTCTGCCCAGCTTGTAATTCTAGCCATTGAAGCATCAGCATCTAATCCAGCAGCCTCAAATGCCCGCTTCACATCAACAAAACTACCGCCAATATCAAACTTTAGCCGTCGTGAGGCTTCTGATGCTTCAGCCATCCGATTGCCTAGCGTAACAAATCCAACAGTCAACGATCCAAGGCCACCAGCAATTCCTATTACGCTACCGCTCAATGTACTGAACGTTCGCACCGTTACGTTAGCAATATTGGTAAGCTCCCGCATAGACTCACCAACTCGCTTGATTGGCTCTGGCATCTTGGCAAATAATTCATGCATCTCCTTAAGTGGCTTAGTGAATTGTTTGAGCTGCTTATCAAGAGCGCCAAAGGCCTTCTCAATTTCCTGATTGGTTTTCCCCGCTCCTTCCTGCAGCTCGCGCTGCTGTCTTACTATCTCTTGATGGCTACCAGCGCTGGTCTGCTGAGTGTCTGACATAGAGCGCTTCATAACTTCTAACTGCCGCACAATCGAGCGCAGCCCGTCCGACATCTCATCGGTTAATGATATTGTTAGATTGGCGCGCTCGTCAGCCATTATTCTTCAAACGTCTCATTCGCCTTTTCACTACCGTAGTTGCCTGTGGTATTCATAGGCGGTGTCTTATCCTGTCGTGTCGGTTTGATGCCGTTATCCTTTTCACCTCCGCCGCCATCAGCTTTTTTACTAAAATTCACCCGCACCTCAGCATCGCCAACTGTTTTGCTATGAGTTGCGGCAATAGTCTTATCAATGGCAGATCTATCTGTAGTCTCTTGACCTTGGCCCTTGCCACCAGCCCGCTTATCCTGTCTTGGTGAAAAACCGCCAAGCGGAAAGTCAGCAGGCTTGGCGCCAACTTGACCGCGCTGCTTGAATGTTCGTAACGCGGCAGTGCCGCCTGTGGCTGATGTTGTTGCAGATGACGCTGCAGGCGCTGCTGTTTGCGGCTCGCTTGGCGGAGGCTGACCACCAGAGGTAGCTGCCTTAACATTCATCTTAGGCGGACCAAATATCCTCTGATTCCCTCTGGCCATTTGAATATGGCCAACATCACCGCCATGACGGCCGCCCATTATGCCTTCAAGACCAAATTCTCCGGCGTGTTGATAGATCCAATCATAGCGCTTCTCACTGCGCGCATCCTTACCAGCAACATCAATTGCTTCACCAACCTCGTGACGCGAATGGCCGGGCTTCGCTACCGCCCCCCGGCCGTGCAAACGGTTGTAAAGCTGTTGCTGATATTCGCGCGAACGTCCCGCCTCGTTAAGAGTAAATCCTTCACGCAAATCTGGCGGCATCGCAGCATACATAGCCTGTAAGCGAGCGCGCATTTCAGGCTTCATCATGCCATATGCTTGAAGGTCACTAAGATTGCCTTCGCGTGATGAGCCTGGAGTAAATCCAGGCTCCAGACCTGCCTGAGGCCCTACAAGTCCTGTTCCTGCTGGAGGCGTAATTTGAGTTGTGCCAGCTCCTCTTACTCTAGCTTGCTGTTGCTCGCGATAACGCTGGGCTGGAGTGTGACCGCGCCAGCCCCAATCGTTATAGACTTCATGATCGCGCACCTTACGTCCGCCTTGCCAGTTGACGTTGGGGTCACGTCCGCTACCTTGATCTGTGGCACCTTCAAGAAGATTGCTACCGCCGAGAGCAACATCAATCGCCCCGTGCAATTTCGCCATACGCTGTGGCTGATTCCTTAATTTTGCCAGTTCTTTTTGCATTTCGCCACGCCGCACAGGCCCATAAAAGCTCAAGCCATGAGCAATCTCCGGATGACCATAAATACCTTTGTGAACGCTAGCATCAACGCCTTGCGACTTGATCAAATTTTCCCGATTCATAAATGACTCAACCACCGCCACAGGATCGCTCTCATGCTCTGTAGCAATCACAGCTGCAAGCTTATCTTTCATGTCAGGATTATTCTTTAATTGCTCGCCTATCCAAGCGCGCTCCGCCTGCAAATACTCGCTCCCTCTTAAGCCTGCGGGTATGCCGCTATCGCCAGCGCCAGCGCCAGCGCCAGCGCCAGCGCCAGCGCCAGCGCCTTGGCCTCCAGCATCAGGAGGAGGAGTATAAGGAAACGGCTTCATAGGATCTTGAACGCCACCGGCTGGCTTCTTGAACAAATCTTCAATAACCGGATTTGGCTTTGCTGATTCACTAACCGCACCAGGCCTATTAGGATCCGGAACACCTCCAGCAGGCTTGGCCGGATCTTGAAACAAATTTTGCGGCAAACCGCGCTGCCCAGGCTCGCCAGGACCCGTACCACCGGCTGGGAAAGCAGGCGTGCCTCCGTCTCCAGACTTGCCTCCACCGTCGCCGCCTCCGCCACCGCCACCGCCACCTCCGCCTCCAGGTCCACCACCTCCAGGTCCACCGCCTCCAGTTCCAGGCGCACCGCCTTCCATCGCGTCGCGCATCCACTGCAGATCATCACGCATCTGCCGCAGATATTCATTACCTTCCTTTTCACCTTCATCAATTTCGCGCAAAGACTGTGATGGCCCACCAGCGGCTGAAGCCAGGACGTTGCCGGACGTTCTTGGAACAAACAATTCTGGGCCAGCTTCACCAACCAAATGCGGCAAACCAGCTTCCGCGGAACCGCCATGTTGACGCCGCAATGGATCAAACAATGTAGCTCCAGACGAATGTCGTGGTTTTTTATCACCTGGAAGAGTATGCTGTTCTTCTCGTTCTTTCTTTTCGCGCTCCAATAATTCTATGCGAGTATTCATACGGTCAATCATCGCCTGTTGTTCAGGCGAAATATTCTGCGCTGGCGATCCGAATATTTTTTCACCAATACCGCCATATGGCTTCGCCGCATTCAATCGATCTTCAATCGACTTTTGCTCTTCTGGTGTAACAGTAAAGACCTTCACAAATACTTCAGATAAAGCCTTAAGATCGTGTTCAATAACTCTGATGTTATCAACCACGCGTGAAAAGATCGGGGCCATAACGCTATTGAAAAAATGCTCTGTTTTACGGCT